CGGGCCGAGTATGATCGGGCCGTCGCCCCCGCGCGAACCAAGCGCAATAAAGCCGTCGCGCGAGCGTGGGCTACGCTATACACAAAGGAGGGGGTATAATGACCAAAATTCTCGCGTTGTCGCAGCTGAAAGCCGCGGGCGCGTGCGCCGGTGCGTTGCGGCGCTTCACCGCCGCGTTCGGGGAGAGCACACCGGTGACCCTGGCCCTCGCCTGCAAGCACGCGGCCCGGTTTAGCTGGGACTGGGCCGCAGATAATCTTCTCCCGGCGCCCGCCCGAGCCGAGTATGATCAAGACCGCGAGCGCGCACAGGGCGAGTACAAGACGGCCATCGCGCCCGCCCGGGCCTATTACGCCACAGTCGTCAAGCTTGCGGAGGCCGAGTACGAAAAGGCCCATGCTCGCGAGCGGGCCGAGTACGATAAGATCACCGCACAAGCGTGGGTCGAGTATAAGAGGGCCGTCGCCCCCGCCCGGGTCGAGTATGACCAGGCCGTTACACAGGCGCTAGTTGAGCACAGGAGGCCTAAATATGAGCATGCCTCCGCGCCTGTATGGGTCGAGCGCAGGAAGGCCCGCGTGGGGGCGTGGGTCGAGTACGATCGGGCCGTCGCCCCCGCGCGAGCCGAGTACGCCCGGGCCGTTACACAAGCGCTAGTTGAGTACAGGCAGGCCTGCGCGCGAGCATGGGCTACACTATACACAAAGGAGGGGATATAATGTGCAAAATTATCACGCTGGCGCAGCTGAAAGCCGCAGGCGCGTGCGCCGATGCGCTGCAGCGCTTCGCCGCAGCGTTCGGGGAAAGCGTGCAAGTGACACCGGCCCTCGCCTGCAAGCACGCGGATCAGTTTAATTGGGACTGGGCCGCAGATAATCTTCTCCCGGCGCCCGCCCGAGCCGAGTATGAGATAGTCGTCGTGCGCGCGGCCGCCGAGTATGAGACGGCCGCCGCGCCCGCGCGGGTCAAGTACGCCGCCGCCGCCGCACAGGCCAAGTACGCCCGGGCCGAGTACGCTCAGGCCGTCGCGCGCGCCCGGGCCAAGTGCAATCGTACCAGCGCATCGGCGCAAGCCAAGTACGATAGAGCCTGCGCCAATGCGCTGCAGCGCTTCGCCTCCGCGTCCGGGGAGTATGATCGGGACCGTGAGCGCGCGCGAGCCGAGTACGCCCGGGCCGTTACACAAGCGCTAGTTGAGTACAGGCAGGCCTGCGCGCGAGCGTGGGCTACATTATACATAAAGGAGGGGATATAATGTGCAAAATTATCACGCTGTCGCAGCTGAAAGCCGCGGGCGCGTGCGCCAATGCGCTGCAGTGCTTCGCCGCCGCGTTCGGGGAAAGCGTGCAAGTGACGCCGTCCCTCGCCTGCAAGCACGCGGATCAGTTTAGCTGGGGCTGGGCCGCGTCATATCTTCTTTCAAGGCCCGCGCGGGCCGAGTATAAAATAGTCGAAGCGCGCGCCCGGGCCAAGTGCAATCGTACCAGCGTATCGGCGCAAGCCAAGTACGATAGAGCCTGCGCCAATGCGCGGCAGCGCTTCGCCTCCGCGTCCGGGGAGTATGATCGGGCCGTCGCCCCCGCGCGAGCCGAGTACGCCCGGGCCGTTACACAAGCGCTAGTTGAGTACAAGCAGGCCATCGCGCGAGCATGGGCTACGCTATACATAAAGGAGGGGGTATAATGTGCAAAATTATCACGCTGTCGCAGCTAAAAGCCGCGGGCGCGTGCGCCAATGCGCTGCAGCGCTTCGCCGCCGCGTTCGGGGAGAGCACACCGGTGACCCTGGCCCTCGCCGGTAAATATGCGGATAAGTTTGATTGGGAATGGGCCGCGTCATATCTTCTCCCAATGCCCACGCGGACCGAGTATGAGATAGTCGTCGCGCAGGCACGGGGTGGGTATAGTAGGGCTATTGAGGAAGCGTGGGCCGATTACGAGGAGGCCATCGACCCCGCACAGGCCGAGTATGATCGCGCCGAGTACGCCCGGGTCAAGTGCAATCGTACCATCGCCTCTGCGCAAGCTAAGTACGATAGGGCCTGCGCGCGAGCGTGGGCTCATCTATACATACAGGTATGATCATGCCCGACCCCTTTGATATTTTCGACCGGCTCGCCGGTGACGCGCCACGGGAGCGCACCGGCGAGCCGGCGCCGGTCATCGGCGAAGAATTATCCGTGCGTTTACAACATAACCTGTCCTTGGCGGTCCACCGCCAAGGTGAGCTTTTGAGTCGTCCGGTGTACGCCGAGGATGATATTAAAGAGCGGCGTTTGGTTGCTGAGGTAGCCAATAATGTAGCGAGGCTCGCGGCAAGTGTGAATGCAACCGCCTTGCAAGCGCGTAAGGACAATTTCCTCGCGCGCGTGCTTATAGTGTTGGCACAAGAAAAACAAAAATTGGGCTATGAGCTGGGCGAAGAGGAACTGAAACGGCTGGGAGAAGCCCATGACAGGCACATTGAGAGATCCTGACAGTATTATGCTCCCGTTCTTCGCCGCCGTATTGCCGGCGACAGGCATCTATTGTGCGTCGTTCAAGTCCGGGCGGGGCCGGTTTCGCAGCTCGTTTCATACGACCCGAGCTGCGCTTGCCCGCGCAATCCAAGAGGCCGATCGTGACGGCCTGGAGACCTACTACGCCGTCGCCTCCTACAAACAAGGCACGTCCCGCGAAGCTGCCAACGTCGCCTCCTTGCAGGCTTTATGGCTCGACATAGACTACGGGGACGGGCACGCGCCCGAGGTTGCCGGCTACGCGACCCGAGACGAGGCTATCGCCGCCGTGCGTGAGTTCTGCGGCACTGCGAACCTGCCACCGCCGATGCTGGTCTTTTCGGGCGGGGGCCTGCATGTTTATTGGCCGTTGGCAGAGCCGCTCGCCGTGCAAAATTGGCTGCCCTACGCGCTTGGCCTTAAAGCCCTCAGCGTGACCCATGAGCTACGTGCGGATCATAGGGTAACTGCCGACGCGGCGCGTATCCTGCGGCCACCGTGCACTACAAACCGTAAAAGGCGAGGCGACCCGCGCCCTGTTGAGTTCGATCCGCGGTGGCTTCAACTCAAGCCCTATGTGCTCGCCGGCACGGCATTTGGCGCCGCGCTTCTTTCAGCCTCCCCCGATGGACATATACGACAATCTGTCGCGCCACTTGGTGTGCTCGGTTGCAAACCGGCTTATCTCAACGGCCCGCTGGCCCCGACACTCGCCGCGAAACTCACCATGCCGGTGGACTTGGCAGATGCCGGCGCGGTCGCGGACCAATGCCGGCAACTAGGTCATATGCGCGCAACGCGCGGGCTTATGGTCGAGCCTGCTTGGCGGGGCGCTATTGGCCTACTGGCGTTCTGCGATGACGGCCGGGCGTTGGCGCACGCCTGGAGTCAAGGCGACACACGATACTCACGAGCTGAAACAGACGCGAAGTGGGACGGGGTCAGAAAGCAGACCGGTCCGACCACATGCGCCTATTTTCAGGGCCTCGACGATGTAACGCGCGGGCGCTGCGCAGCCTGTAGGCACAGGGGGTTGATCACAACCCCCTTGCAGGCGCCGGAGCGGGCCGGTGCACCCCTGGCACCCGGGGCAGAGGTTCCGGCTACCGGGCAAGAGCTGGACATAGCCGAGCTGAATTCGCGGCACTTTTTAATCAAAATTGGCTTTAGCGTGGTAGTTGGCGAGCTGCAACGCGACCCTCTCGGGCGCGAAGGCGCGTTTTCGTATGTCACCAAGGCGGGGTTTGAGCTGCTGTACGCACCCCGCACGACAGTCCCGGCCGGCACTTACAAGCGCGTGCCGTTAGGTCCCTATTGGCTCAGCCACCCGGAGCGGCGCCAGTACGTCGGCCTCGACATAGTGCCGGGAGGCCCGAGAGACCTCGCCGACCGACGGCTGAACCTCTGGTCAGGCTGGGGCGTCGAGCCGGCTCCCGGGAACTGGAGCCGCATGAAGAAGCATATTTCATCGATCTTGGCGAACGGCGACCCGCACGCGGCGGAGTACATAGTCCGTTGGACCGCTTGGGTATTGCAGCATCCGGCGGAGCAGCCGGGCGTAGCTCTGACTATTCGGGGGGGCAAAGGCTCGGGTAAAGGTTTGTATTTTGATACGCTACAAAGAATGTTCGGCCGACACTCCCTCGCTGTCGCAAGCCAAGAGCATCTACTTGGCCGGTTCAACCGGCACTTGCTGGACAGTCTGTTCGTCTTTATTGACGAGGGATTCTGGGCGGGGGATAAAAAATCGGAGGGGGTGCTCAAACGGCTAATAACGGATCGGACGATGATAGTTGAAATTAAAGGTGTCGACGCGGTCGAAGCCCGGAATCGCATTGCTTTTGCAATCGCCACCAACGCCGAGTGGGTTGTTCCCGCGGGGGCCGGCGAGCGGCGCTATGCCGTGTTCGAGACCAACGATAAATATGTAAAAGGTCATAACCCGCAAGCGACGATTGATGCCTATTTTGAACCGCTCTATGCCGAGCTGGAGGGCGGTGGACGGGCGGCGATGCTGTATGATTTACTGGCGCTGCCGCTCGGCACGTGGCACCCGCGACAGGTTTACGAGACAGCGGCCTTGGCTGAACAGAAAGAGCTGTCGCTCAACCAATTTGATGCGTGGTGGCTCGAGTGCCTCGAGGATGGTCGCCTGCCCGGTATCCACCCGGCGGGTCAGCCGTTCCGGGTGTTGCCGGTGAGTTGCGCCGAGGCTATCGGGGGCAATCGGTTCTCGGCGCGCGGCGTCACTATGCACTTGCAAAAATTGGGGTTTTGCCTCGCCCGCACCGCCGAAGCGCGCTACTGGTCCGCGCCCCCGCTTGAGCAGGCGCGCGCCGCGTGGGAGCAGAAATTTGGCGCGCGGACGTGGAGGCTGGACAATTTGGATGGATGGAGCTAAAGATGGTTGACAATTTGGGGGAACGGGGCTAAAGATAATTGACAAAAAGGAAGAGAAACATGGCTGATAGCTATCAACAGCGCGGTAATCCGCGATACCCCAAGCGGCGCCAGTACGTCGGCCTCGACATAATGCCGGGAGGCCCGAGAGAACTCGCCGACGGACGGCTGAACCTCTGGTCAGGCTGGGGCGTCGAGCCGGCTCCCGGGAACTGGAGCCGCATGAAGAAGCATATTTCATCGATCTTGGCGAACGGCGACCCGCACGCGGCGGAGTACATAACCCGTTGGACCGCCTGGGTTTTGCAGCATCCGGCGGAGCAGCCGGGCGTGGCTCTGACTATTCAGGGGAGCAAAGGCTCGGGTAAAGGTTTGTATTTTGATACACTGCAAAGGATGTTTGGCCGACACTCCCTCGCTGTCGCAAGCCGAGAGCATCTACTTGGCCGGTTCAACCGGCACTTGCTGGACAGTCTGTTCGTCTTTATTGACGAGGGATTCTGGGCGGAGGATAAAAAATCGGAGGGGGTGCTCGAACGGCTAATAACGGATCGAACGATGATAGTTGAAATTAAAGGTGTCGACGCGGTCGAAGCCCGGAATCGCATTGCTTTTGCGATCGCCACCAACGCCGAGTGGGTTGTTCCCGCGGGGGCCGGCGAGCGGCGCTATGCCGTGTTCGAGACCAACGATAAATATGTAAAAGGTCATAACCCGCAAGCGACGATCGATGCCTATTTCGAACCGCTCTATGCCGAGCTGGAGGGCGGCGGGCGGGCGGCGATGCTGTATGATTTACTGGCGTTGCCGCTCGACACGTGGCACCCGCGAACAGCGGCCTTGGCTGAACAATTTGGATGGATAGAGAAACATGGCTGATAGCTATCAACAGCGCGGTAATCCGCGATACCCCAAGCTGCGCGCATCAGAGCGTTGGAAACTAGGGCGCGAGTTGACACCCGATGAGAAGTACCGGCACGGTGAGGAAGTGCTCGCTGAGATTGGCCGGCTCAATCAGGCGGAAAGTAACCGCCGAGCTGGAGTCAACGTGGGCCATCGCGCCTGCCCTTGTGCCAGCGGAACATGGTTGTCGGGCGGCGAAGCGATCCTTAAGGCTGTCGGGCGGCAGAACCTTGCGGCGCTGCATAATTGGAAACCCGTAGGTTGGAGTTGAAACGTGGACGAAAATGAAGCCTGGACCAGCTACCACCTGCGTGTTTGGCGCGCGTGTGAGCAATTGACGCAGGCGCAAGCGGCGAAAGTGCTTGGCGTCAGTCGGCAAACGGTCATCGCGTGGGAAGCCGGTAAGTACCCTGAGGATTTACGCTCGCGGATGCAGGCGGCGTCCGATGTTCTGAAGGATACTCGAAGTTGAAGCCGCCTGCTATCGGGGTACACCGGAAGGCTATGGAGGCGGCGGTCGTGCGAGCGCTGCCAGGTTTCAAATACCAAGAGGCCGGGAATGCGATGCAACTAATCTGTCTAGATTTCGAGACATACTTCGCCGACGACTACACGTTGCAGACGATGACTGCGGAGGCGTACATACGTGACCCGAGGTTCGAGGCTCTAGGCTGTGGCATCAAGGCCGCCGGTGGCACGCCGGGGTGGGTGCCGCAGGAATCGCTCAAACGGTGCTTCGCGTCTATCGATTGGGCGGATACTGCGGTCATCGCGCACCACGCACAGTTTGACGGGTTGGTCTTGTCACACCACTATGGCGTCAAGCCGGCTTTTTGGTTTGATACCCTTTCTATGGCTCGGCTCATACATGGCAACAATATATCTGTCAGCTTGGCGGCTCTTGCCAAGCACTATGGCTTACCTACAAAAACTGTTCCCTACGATTTGTTCCGAGGGAAGCGGTGGCAAGATTGTAATTCTGACACGCGTGAGCAACTTGCGCGTGGTTGTGAGCACGACGTTGATCTCACATGGGAGATTTTTGGAAAACTGGTCTCTGTATTCCCCCCCGGCGAATTCCCCATAGTTGATATGACTGTGCGGATGTTTACTGAGCCGGTGCTGGTCGGCGACGCCACGCTGTTTGCCAAGTGCCGCGACGACGCATCCCGGGCGAAGCAGGAGCAGCTCTACTCACTCGGCGTGTCGACGAAGGACTTGGGGTCCGACGCGAAGTTCACAGCGCTGCTCGAGGCTGAGGGCGTTGAGGTCGAGACGAAAGTAACGCCGAAAGGCAATGAGAAGCCCGCGATTGCCAAAACCGATCGCTTTATGTTGGAACTACTGGAGAATGATAATGAACGTGTCGCGGCCCTTGCTCAGGCTCGTCTCGACGTGCGATCAACCATCGCCGAAACACGGGCTGGCCGACTTTATGAAATGTGCGGGCGTGGCCCCTTATGCGTTTACTTATCGTATGCTGGAGCCCACACAACCCGATGGGCCGGTGGAGATAAAGTTAACTTTCAGAACCTCCCCAGAAGCGGCGACATTCGCCGAGGGGTTGTTGCGCCTGCGGGATATTTATTTGGGCGCGTTGACCAATCGCAAGGAGAGTGCAGACTCGTGAACTGGCTCGCTGGCCAGGATGATGTGGTCGCTCGGTTCCGGCAAGGACACGACCCCTACCTGCCGATGGCGTCGGCATTCTACGGGCGAGAGATAACCAAGAATGACAAAGCGGAGCGCGACCTCGGCAAGGTGTTGGAATTGCAATGCGGGTTCGGCTCCGGCGCGGATAAGATAAAAAGTAGTTGTCGCGTTAGAGGCATCATTTTGACTGACGCCGAGGCCTTGCATGGGCGCAACACGTACCGGGTGACACACTCTCAGGTAACAAATTGCTGGAAGGTGGGCGATGCGATGCTTGCGCGGCTCTCCCGCAAGGAGTCTATACCGTGCGCCTGGGGGCCGTGCACGGTGCAAGACGGCAAAATCTTTCTCCCCAATGACACATGGCTTGATTTCGCTTCTTTACATTGGCACCGCGATGAAGCGACCGGCGATAATTACTGGCGCCTCGAAACTCGGCACGGCTTTGTGAAATACTACGGCGCGAAGCTGGTCGAAAACGTAGTGCAGGCGCTCTCTCGCGTGGTTACATCTGACGCTATGTTGCGCGCGCAGGCGGCCGGTTATCGGATCGTCGGGATGACGCACGATGATATTTGGGTTCTGATACCCGAAACTACGGTAGGTGAGTGTTCACGAGCGCTTGTGGAGTGCATGACCACGCCGCCGGCCTGGGGGCCGGATCTACCGCTCGCGGCCGATTGCACGGTAGGTAAGACCTATGGCTGACGAGACCTTGTTCACCGCCGCGCGCCGCGTAGTGCGAGAGTTTAACGTCATGATGAACCACGATGGGGGGCTCGTCAGCCGGTCCATCGAGATGGCGATCAACACGCTCGACCTGGAAACGGAGAAGGAACGTGCCAAGCAAAAACGTAATGAAGAAGTTCAAGAAAGGAATCTTGCGCAGCGGCAGCAAACGTGGCCCCGAGGTCAAAAACCGCAAGCAGGCGATCGCGATCAAAATGTCTGAAGAACGGAAAGAGCAAAGGGGGGAGAAGCCTTGATCCCTTGGTCCTACTCCTTGCTCGCCGACTTCGCCAACTGCCCGCGCAAGGCGTATCATAAATTCTTTGCGCGGGACCTTCCGCGCGAGCCCCCGAGCGCTGCGATGGCAAAAGGGACAGCCGTGCACACCCTAATGGAAGAATTCTTCGCCCGTAGAACGACAACAACGCCACTTCCCGAGAAATGGTACGAGTTTGCGAAGCCAATGATGGAGGTGGGGGGGCGCGCTGAAGTGAAGTTGGGGATGGACGAAGCCGGGGGTCCGGCGGAATTTTTCAAAAACCCGTGGGGGCGCGGTGTTATCGACGTGCTCATCATCCACGGCCCGGTGGCGGTCATTTTTGATTGGAAAACAGGAAAGACGCGGGAGGACCCGCGCGAGCTGCATTGTCACGCACTCTTACTCAAAGCCAACTACCCCGATGTGCAACAGATCACCGGGGCCTACATATGGTTAAAAGAAGACCGGAAGGGAAAATCATATGACCTGTCCGATACCTCGCGGGTTTACTACGCTAACCGGGAATCTGTGCGGCAAATGGAGAGCTGCCAAGAGCGCGGACTTTGGCCTGAGACACCTAACCCGCTCTGCGGGTGGTGCCCGGTGAAGCAGTGCAAGTTTAATAGGAGCGAAAAATGATCGTGCGGGTCACTGTAACCAACGGGGCGTTTTTTGACTTGGAGACGCCCGACGACTTCGATTTTGACGAGCTCGTCATGCAAGTCCGCACCGAAGGGTGGTGGAGGCTAGCCGGGCGCATCTGTGTTCCCTACGCCCACATTCAAAGCATGCTGGTCATATCCGCTGAGGTCGCGGCGAAAACCAACCCCCAACGTATGCAACATGCGGTGCTGAATTGATCGAAGCCGACGTAAAAAGGGCCTTGAAGGCTTACCTGAAAAATCTCGGCGCCTACCAATTTTGGCCTGTGCAAACGGGTTACGGCTCGGCAACCATCGATTGCCTGGTTTGCTATCGGGGTAGGTTTTACGGCATCGAGACCAAGCGGCCCGGGAGGAAAGAACCCACCCCGCGCCAGAGGTGCGTTATGCGCGAGATCACCGGGGCCGGCGGCGAGGTATGTTTAGAGAACTCGCCGGGGCTCGAGTCTGTGAGGAAATTACTCAGTTGATTTACTCCGCGCCCCACGACACGCTCGTCTACCCGGCCGATAACCGCCTCATGTCGATTACGCAAGGCGCGGTGCGGCTGAATGGCACCTACATCGGAGTGCCGGCGACGCTGGCCAACCTGCAAGCTCTGCGGCGGTATGAGTTTCCTATTGTCGCGCCGATGGAAAAAGACGGCTACGATTATCCCATTCGTGCGCCGTGGAGTCCACTGCCGCATCAAAGGGTAACTTCAAATTTCCTTGTGCTCCACACACGCTGCTTCTGCTTTAATGATATGGGTACCATGAAGACGCTTTCGGCGCTCTGGGCCGCGGACTACCTCATGCGCCAGGCCGAGGCGAAAGGAGAAACATTCCGTGCTCTCGTTGTCGCACCATTATCTACGCTCCAGTCTGTGTGGGGAGATGCAATATGGCGGCACTTTATTGGCCGCCGGCGCGCTGTCATCCTACATGGCTCCGCTGTCAAGCGCCAAAAACTGCTCAAGGAGTCCGCCGACTTCTACATTGTCAACCACGATGGACTCGGGGTCGGCGTATCGTCTAACCGGAAACAGGCACTGGAGGGGTTGGCCGCCGATCTCGACGCGCGTCGAGACATCCGCCTTGCAATTGTGGACGAAGCGGCCGTTTACCGCGATGCCACGACAAAACGTCATATGGTTGCCCGGCGGCTCATCGGTGCGCGTGATTATCTTTGGTTTATGACTGGTACCCCGACGCCAAACGGGCCTCTCGACGCCTACGGTCTAGCTAAGCTCGTGAACAACGCCAATGGCGAAAGTTTTCGTTCCTACCAAGAGCGCACAATGCTGCGGGTTGGCCCGTTCAAGCTAGTCCCGAAGATTACGGCCGTGAGGGCGGCGACGGAGCTGCTTCAACCCGCTATTCGCTACGCAATCGAAACCTGCGTCGATCTGCCGCCGTGTACAGTGCAGAAGCGTGATGCGGAGCTGTCACCTCCGCAGCATGCGGCGTACAAGCGGCTGCAGCGCGATTGTGTGCTTGCCATGCAGTCCGGTAAGCTTGTTCATGCGGTCAACGAAGCCGCGCTGCGCATGAAACTCATTCAGATCGCTTGCGGCGCCATCTACGACACGGACCACGAGACCCACGTAATCGATGCAGGGCCTCGTTTGCAGATACTCAAGGAGGTGATTGCGGAGTGTCGCGAAAAGATAATTATCTTTGCCCCCTTGACGAGTGTCGTGGATATGCTATATCAGACATTATGTAAAGAATACGAGTGCGCGGTTATTAAAGGGGCAGTGGAGCAGAACGATCGCGCCAAGATTTTTCGAGACTTCCAATACCAAAAGGCGCCGAGAATCATTGTTGCCGACCCGGGGACAGTAGCTCACGGTCTCACACTTACAGCGGCCTCCGCTGTCATATGGTATGCTCCTACGGACAAGACAGAGCTTTACTTGCAGGCGAACAAACGCATCGACCGCCCGGGGCAGACAAAAAGCACAAACATTATCCAAATAGCCGCGACGCCTGTTGAGCGGGAAATTTATAAAAGGTTGGAGAACAACCAAAACATGATGGGAATCATCTTGAAGATGGTTGAAGAGGGAAAACTCAAATGAACACAGAAGAAGTAATAGCCAAAGTTATTGCTCTGCGCAACACGAAGGATGCGATAAAAAAAGAGCGAGACGCCGAGCTTGCAGAGTACGAAGCTGCGGTCACTACTTGCGAAAATTGGCTGCTCGGGATCATGCTGGAACGCGGTGAGACCAATATCAAGACCGCGTCCGGTACGGCTTATACGACCTCCCAAATGCAGGTGAAACTGGTTGACCGCGCGGCGCTCGTCGAGTGGTCGCGAGCGGAGAACGATTACAATATGTTCACCAACGCGGTTTCTAAAGATTGGTGCCGCGCGTTCATTGCGCGCACAAACGAACCCCCGCCGGGGGTTGATATCACGACCTCGACGGTCGTCAACGTGAGGAAATCATGATGCTGAAATTACCCGCCTACCTCTCCCCTGCCAACCCAGGGCTTATGAACAAGCTCATGGGGGGGCTCGGTGCTAGCCAGCCGCCGACGATAAGCCGGCGGAATAATCGCTTTACACTCGTCCAAGCGAACGGGGAGACCCATGGGGCTCTCTTGCCTAGCCTGACCCTCGACGTAGTGATTGTCGGCGGCAACGAGCATTCTTCTAAGGTCTACTATGAGAATGCTTATAACCCCGAGGAAGCCTCGGCGCCCGACTGCTGGTCGGACAATGGTGTGGGGCCGTCATCGCAAGCCGCAAAACCCCAGAATGATCTCTGCGCGACCTGCCCGCAGAACAAGTGGGGCTCGCGGGTATCTAAAGTGTCCGGGAAGCCGGTTCAGGCTTGCCAGACATACAAAAAGATTGCGTGCCTTGTCATGGGCGACCGGAGTGGAACTGTCTATTTGCTGGCCATCCCGCCGGCTTCTCTTGGCGCTTGGCGCGGCTATACCGCCCACCTCGCAGGGCAAAACGTCAGCGCCGAGCAGATCGTAACGCGCTTGATGTTTGCCGATAAAGAACTCGGCGTTCTCAAGTTTGAGCCGGTCGGTTTCATCGCTGAGGACTTCGTCGAACCGATCAAAAAGATTATTGAAAGTGGCGAGGCGGACACTGTGACCGGGGCGAATGACCAGCCAAGCGGTACAGCGCTACAGGCGCCGCGTGAAACAAGGCAAATCTCCGCGCAACCCGAGTACCCCGTACCCGAGAGCATCCCGCGACGGGCGCGCAGGACCGCGGCGCAAATGCAAGAGGCACAGTCTGTGCCTAATGCGGCGCCGGAGAAGGACAACGAGGTTGAGGCGGAGAAGGACGAGGAGGTTGAGGCGGAGATCACGCGCTACCGCGCGGAACTCGCGGCGAAAAAAGCAACCCCGGCTCCGGGCAAAACGCCGGTGCCGCGGGAGGATATTAGTAACATGCTCAACGCGGCCCTCAAATTGACGACTCGTTGAAGACCATCCCCGTAGCATATCCGTGAGCTTGGATGACGGGTAACTGCTTTGCTAGTCTATCACCAATGTCGGTTCTGTACATAGGATTGTTCGGGACCGACAGCCTTTTCAGGCGCCGGTAGACTTTCTGCTTGGCGTCGTAGACCGTATTACCTACAGATGACATGACAAGTACATAGTCGCCAGCCGTGACTGGTATCAGTCGTGTCTCAACCTTCCCCCCCACGTCGACCGGAGCTTCGCCTTGCTGCATTTCACAAAAATGAACTCGTGGCAGCAACCCGTCAGTAATTCCATAGACCGGGATTCCAACAACTTCTTTTCGCGTCAAGTGAGAATACGGGTAATCCGGGATAGAGAGGACGACGCCCATGGCTATTAGATCAAGCGTAAAGTTGCCCGCGTCGAGGCCTTGTGAAAGGTCATGCAACCATTGTACGCAGTCTCCGGTGTGGAGGGCCTGCTGTATATTGTAAGTCGGCCAGCCGGGCCGCATCGTGAATTCCAGCGGCCACGCGTGTCCTTGCTCGTCAAGGATACAATTAACGTCAATGTACCCGACGTAACCGGCTTTCGCCAAAAGTTCACCCAGCGGCTCGAGCATTATGCGCGCGAGTTTTGACCGGCGCACGTAGCGTAGAACTGTCCCTTGCTCGCCGGTGGCTACTCCTTTATCACCGTCCATCAATTTCTTAAACTCGAAATTCTCACACCACCCCGTGTTGAACCCGCCGGGGCCAAACCATCCGCCGACCGCCATTTCGACGCCCTCGACAAATTCTTGCAGAATGAACGGCGCCTTGATCTTGCCGAACTTCTGCCACCGCTGGAGCATGAAGACCATGTCAGCGGGGGTCTTTGCGCAGTAGCTCAGCGCTTTGTCGGCATCGCCGGAGGGCTTTGACACGAACCGCCGGCCTTCCTTTTTCACGTAAACTATGGCTTTATTGTAATCGTTGAACTCCTTGCAAGGGGGCGTTTCTATACCGTGCTTGCGCAGTACCTCCATGCCGATACCGCGATCGAGTTCCCATAGCGCCGTTTCGGGCGAGGGGCCGATGATCGGCACCCCTAGTGCACGCCACGTGTCAAGCTCGCGCAGGTATTTTGTATTGTCAGCGAGGAAAACCAGGTCCGGCCAATGCAGCCAAGGGTGAAAGTCCTCAATTATCTCGACGAGCCCGCGGCCGATTGCCTTGGTCTTCTCAGTCTGCCGGATGAACAGCTTGACCTTGTGGCCGTCGCGTTGCGCCCGCATGGCAAAGTCGAGAGCGGCGCCGGCCTGGTCAATGATCAGAAGTCTCATTGGACACCCTTGTATGGCTTCTTTTTATGTCGTGCGATATATGACTGTACAAAGGCATGCTTACCTGCCGGGCGGTAGCCTTTCACTTGCAATGTCGATTGCGTGTAGTCGTACCATGCCTTGTTTGCATCAGCCTCTAGCCTTTGGTGCTCCTTCATCTGTCTATAAGCTTCGGGATCGTGCGCGTACATCGGCGCCGGCCGCATCCCCATGAATCGCTCGACCCCGCCAATTTTCGAGCCGGGCAGTTGCTTCTCCATAGACTGCATGAAGATGGGCGCCATTTCGCCGAGAGAATACTCGAGATATTTGCGTAGCGCCGGCAGTGCGCCCATGTCGCTCGGCGCGATCGGATGACCGGCCCAGTCGGCACCATTGGCGATGTGGTATGCCAACTGCAAGCCCATATTGCCCTTGTTCGCCAACTCTTGCTTGGGGTCAAACATGAAGGCAATGAACTGCGGGTCGTAGCCGGGCCATACTTCCCGCTCGGGCTTGCCGGTGCGCGCATCAATACCGCCCGTCCGGGGGAAATAAAGATCCCGCCAGTCCGCCGGCGCTTCACCGGTACGGAAGTAGGTAGTCATCGCACCAACCGTCCCCGCTATAATTGCAAGGGCGACGGGGTAGGACATGTTAGGGGTCCAATCCCGGGTGAAGGGAAACTTGGCGGTGTCGCGAATAGCTTTGCCTGCCATGCGGCCTGTGCCAAGTTCGTAGGAGTAGGAGAAGACCGCGGCCTGTGCAATTTGTTTGGCGGTCTTATTCCACAAAATGTTATCGTGGTTCATCTCGCCAAAGCGATCGTCGATGATGTCGGCTGCCTTTCGCGCGAACGCCACCTGCTCGGCCTCGGTTGCTGTGGGGTTCTTGTTAAGCCAAGTGGTGATCATGTCGTACATCGCGCCGTTCTTTATCAGGGGGATGTAAACGTTGAACAGGGGTGAGTTGAGGGTTTCTAACGGGCTTGCGAGGGTTTTACCGACCGCTCGCGCGGTGCCGAGTACCGGGTGCGCCTTGACATCAGCCGCAGCGGCCTGTGCTTCGAGCTTCAGTGCGCCGCGCCGGAATGCGGTGAACAGGTTGACCGCGCCGCTGAAGCGGTACTCATCTATCGCGGCGCCTTTTCCCCGCATGCGGAAGTTGGCCTTGGCCGCAAGATCGACAACTTTCATCAGGTGAGGTGAGCCAATATCATGCAAGTACGCACGTTGGACTCGATACCCGCGTATCGCGGACGTGACGAATTTGAAAGGAGTCGCTACCACCGCTCGGGCGGTTCGAGCACTTCCTTTGGTAAGTTCACGACCCGCAGCCATAGGATGCCCATGCGCAATCTCCCGTGCAGTCCCGCCAACGGTCCCGGCAAGCTCATCTATGGCGTTCGAGAGGCCGCCCACGGTCGACTCCTTGACCATGTTCACCGCGTGGTAGGCGGAAATGGCGAGCTTCAGGGCCGTCATCGAGTTGAAGGCACCCTGTACCCCTCGCAGGAGAGGACCGCTTACCGGCCCGTTAGTTCCCTGCGAGATATAGTTGTTCCACACTGTCGCAAAACCTTGCGGGGCATAAGCAACCTCGTGTCGGCTTGTGCCTTTGGCCGTCCACCCTTTGAGTTCGGCCCAGCCGGTCGGCTGGGCGCCGCGCTTTTTGTAGATAACTTTCCCCGCGTCAGAGGCGGTCTCAATGACTTCGTTCGCACTGAGAAAGCGGCCGGCTGCGGTGATATCGCGGATGACGATCTCTATCGGGTCAGTCGTCACGGGGATGAGCCCGGCGCGGATACCATCCGCATAGGTCGCGTACTTCTTCCCCTTCGTGAAGCTGCTTGAGCCCTCCTTACCACCCCCGGCAAAAAACTCGCGCGCCTTCTCGGGGTCCTGCCACATCTGCTTAAGATGATCCTCTTCGAACTGCATCTTGTTTGTGGCGGACGCGGCCTCGTATTTACCTCGGTACTTCAGCATGACCCCGCGAATGGTATCGAGCAGTGGCTTAATCTCAGGCGAGGGCTCATAGCCGGCGGTCGCCTTCTCAGTGCGCCGTTGAATGTAATCAATCACGTCGAAGCGCTCGCCTGGATCGAGCCCGTTCACAAACTTGCGATATTCCTCGAGCGCCGCGCTTGCGCGCTCGACGTCACGCGTCTCTTGACCGGTCGCTTCGCGGATAAGCCCCTTTGCATACGCGGCGTCCGGGCCAAAGCCCGTAACGGCTTGGAGTTTCTTCGCTGCGAGTTTCAAGCCCTCAATGCGCCCGGGCTTTGCGAGCATGAATGCCTTCTCACGATCGGCGATGTTGCCCCTGAGAATGTCTTCGGTTGTGGCGACAGCGGCACCGACGGCCTTCCCTTCAGCAAGGGGGGCTTTGGCTTTAGCTTTGGGCGCGCCCGGCCAGATTTCCGGGGCAGGTTTTTTTGCATGCATAACTCGTTTGACGTCAGGATATTTCCTTTTGATGGCGGCCGACAACTGGCGCTTAAGCGCGGGGGAGGGCGTAGAATCATTTGTAAGTTCGACTGTTTTTATGTGGAATTTTTCACCGCTCACCCCCCCGTATACACGCCCTAAAACATCTCCATGCGCGTTTCTGATAGTAAAAAAAGGATTGCCGGGATCTTTGTACTGCGGATTGAACCCTTCGGAAAAGGAAGACGGCGCAACCGATACAATCCCTTGCCGAGGTTTCCCCTCGCGCGCTTCGGCAAAGGAAGGTGGCGCGGGCGGTTCAAGCGGCTTCGGCGCCGCAACCGCGGGCGGTTCAAGCGGCTGCGGTTGCGGCGCCGGCTCGGGAATCTTCGAGCCTCTGATTATCGCCCGCTCAGGCGCCGAGGCCGCCGGCTCTGAACCTCGGATCATTGCAAGGAGCCGGGCGTTTGAGCCGACAGGGGTGACTATGTGCGGTAGTTCGCCACCGAAATAACCAGGATCAACTCCCTCGCCATAGGCGTAGAGTGTGCCAAGCACAGGAGACGCGAGCGATCGCACCGGGCCTTCAATCATATCCAGAAAGCTAGTGTAGGCTCCCGGAGTGCCAAAAGTTTCTTTTCCTCGTCGCCATTGTTCCTGGCCGGCCTCGAACTCGCTAGCAATGCTCTCACCCCAGCGTTTCAACATGCCCCCGGGCGCGCGGGAGAGCTGGCTTACCTCCGTATCGAGTTCTGTAGGCTTTACGGGAACGGTCTTCGAGCTTAGTTCCTCCCCGGCCGGCGCGAGCGTGACGCCCGGCAGTTCGGGGTGAGGCCTCGGCGGCCCGACGCCTACCGGGAGCTTACCCGCAAAACTGTCATCGCCGGCTTGCGGGCGAGCAAACGCCGGACCGGCACTATTGTCTTGAGGGCGAGCGAACGCCGGGAGAGCGAACTTAGGGATACGGACAGGAGTGTCCATTCACTTAATTTCTTCCCAATTTACTCGGTCGTCGTAATCTCCTGAGCCTTTATATCTCAGCCTTTTGCCCTTATAGTCGATTTCCTCTCGGGGCGACTTCGTGAGCAGCCCGTTGAGCTTCCGCTTTGCCGTCTCCAGCGCTCCCCCGTCAGCTCGATTATCCACCTCCGCATTACTCTTCCGCTCGGCCGCCGGGGGCTCGTGGGTGATACTTGGCTCGGTCTTGTACTCTCGTTCAATTTCCTCGCGCTGCTTGTCCAACTCCTTGATTTGACCAGCGGCTTCTTTGATTAACCGGGGCTTCTCCTCCGGGTCCACCATGACACTCGAGGCCTTTGCGTCGAGATCAAGCGCGCGCAGCTTGGCCTGCGTGTTCTCCTTTATAAGCCGCTGTTGCGTCTTAAGAGTGGCTTGTGCCGCGCGGTAGGCGAAGTCGCGCTCGTCCTTATTTGTAGAGTGCGACAATACGTCGCGGTGAAGGGACAATTGTTCTTTAAATTGTTCGCTGAGTCGGGCTTCGTGCTGCTCTGCCAGCTGGACTTTGGTGTCGAGCGCTCGGCCGCGCTCCGTCTCTTGCGCCCTATGCGACCGTTCCACTTCTTCTTCCCTGCGGATGGCGAGTTGCGGTTGCACTTGCCGCCACGCCTGAAGCGCTTGCGTGTTCATGACCGGCTCGAGTGTCTTAATCACTCGCATGAATTCCTCGGGGCGCCCCTGCGGGTTCGCCTGTCTCCAAGCCCGCGCGATCTGCTCGAGAGTCATTTGCCCGACCGGCAACTGCCCCTGAGGTTGCGCTTGCTGCGGGGGCTGCTGCGGGGGCTGCTGCTGGGGCTGCTGCGGGGGCTGCTGCGGGGGCTGCTGCGGGGGCTGCTGCTGCTGGGGCTGCTGCGGGGGCTGCTGCGGGGGCTGCTGCGGGGGCTGCTGCGGGCCACCCCCCAATGGACTTTGCAGTTGCCCCTGAGGTTGCGCCTGCGGGACGGGCGGTTGTGCACCGCCAATCCCGAGCTTGCTCAACAAGCCACCAAGCCCGGTCGGCTGCTGCGGCGGACCACCAAGCCCGTACATTTGCAACAGCGTATTACCCGCTGGCGCATTGGATTGGTTCTGTAGTTTTTGTTGCAGCATCGCCATAATCGCCGGGTCAACCGTCTGTGCGAAGCCGCCTCCTACCGAGCCTAAAAGATTGCCGATACCACCGCCGAATCCTGCCATGTCACAACAACGACCCCACTGCTTTTGCTCCTGTGCCGAGAAGGTTACCTATCCCCAGGTTCGTTTGATTGGCGAGCTGCTGGTTGCCGATCGCGGCACTGGATTCTGTACCATATTGGCCGGTTGCCGCCTGTGTCGCGGAAGAGCCTGCCCCGAGGTAAGAAAGGTAGTCCTGGATTTGCTGTTGCGTGATACCCGTCGCCGTGCTGAGACCGCTTTGCGCGTTTGTGGCCGCCGAGCCAAGCAAACCTTCCGCCGTACTAGCGGCGGTACTCTCAAGCCCGACCTGTTGCTGGTTCCAGGTGTTGTTGAAATTCTGATTTTGCTGTGCCGCGAGCCCCGCGCCGTAGGGTGATCCCGCCATCCCCTGCTGGGAGAGTGTCGCATTGGTCTGATCTTGCTGCTGCTGATACTGCTGCGCGTAAAGGTTCGGGTTGAAGGCCGCGGCGTTCAGCGCCGTCTGCACCTGGGGGAGCAGGCTGGACGCGGTGCTCATGATTTGCGAGCCGGTACTCGAAGCCTGCGGTTGGAGGGCGCTAAGGCTTTGCGTACTCCCGAGCGCACTACTCTGCGCCTGATCCAGCGATGCAGTCGGGAGTTGATAGGCCGTGGTAGGCTGACTCGGCAGACTTGCACCGGTGCTCATTGGAACATCCTTTGCAAAACTAGTCCTGCGGGGGCAAACTCCAGCCGCTTTAAAAGCAGCTCCACCCGGGGATCGAACGCCGCATTGGTCTCAAAACGAAAAGCTTTCACGTTCATCCCCTCCAGCGCACTCAGGAGTCGCTTCACCATCCTATACCCGCGCAGCCCTTTACGCCACTCCGGCGCCAGGTAAACCGTGTCAGAAAAGCAATAGAGTGCGTCGTAGTGCATCGGCCGAGTTAAAAGACAAAGGACGAAGCCGATAATATGCGGAGCACGCGCCGTCCATACCTTCAGGATGTCCGAGCGCTCGTACTCGAAATACCGTCGCCAGTCCGGGTCAAGCTCGAGCCCCTCGGCGGTCGGTCCAAGTTCAGCAAAGTAGCGCTTGAACAGCGGCGCCAGTTCGGGAAGGACGAGTGACCATTGCTCCCACTGATAGAGCGTGCCTTCAGGCGACGCGGGGGCCGACAGTTGCGTCTTGTTTGGATGGCTCACTGCGGGTCGCATCTTGGTTGACATGCCCCCCCTTTGGCTTACGGCTGGCGTCATCGACCGGCGGCGAGTGAGTCTTCAGACCAGCGAGCAGTCCTTTGCCATGTTCTTTGTGCTTTGCCATCATGCCCTCACTTGATCTGTTCAATATAGCTGCCGTTGAGTGTCATTGTGCCGGAAGTCTCCGCCGTGCCTTCAATGAGCACCGTAATTGCCGAGGTATCGGTTACGGTCCACGCACCTTGCGCGGATGCCACGTTGGTTGTGCCGGTGGCGGCGTGCGCTTCAGCAGTCTGCGCGGAAGCGCCGGTCTTGTAAACGTAGAAGTCGCTCTGCCAAGTATTGCCTGACCCGGTGACAATCAGCGCCAATGTTGACCCGCCAAACGAGTAGGTCAGGGTTTTGGCGTTCGCATCGGCCGAGTTGACGCCCCAGCAATGGATATGAATGCCCTGCCCGCCGCTTGCAAGGAGGCCGCCGGGAAGCGTGTAGGTCGCGAGGGGCTGGATGGTCGTCAACGTGGTCGCGGGCGTGCCGGGGGTTGAGCCGAGCAGGCCATCCACACCGGAGTTGATACCCAGGATGAGCTGGTTGAGCGTCGCCTGGATCTGACTCGGGTCCTGCGGCCCGGCGCTCAGCGGCAGATTGGCGGCGAAAGTTGGAGCTGAAAAGCCCGATAATGCGACGGCAATCAATAATTTGATGAGACGATTCATAAGGAAGCCCTTTGTTTGGTTCAAGATTTATACCCTGCTCTAGTTCACTAAGCAAGGAGTCAGTATTTGATCTCGCACTGTGCAGCCATTGTCGGCTGCACAGTGGGGAGCGGTGTGCCGGAGCCGCCGGAGGTGACGTTGGGAGATATCGTGCCCACAAGAGGGAGATTATATCCGACGCCGACGCCGGCTGAGTTTTGCCAAATAATTGTATACTCACCGCTGGAGTCGAAACTATGCCGGCCACCGTTAGTGCCGGAGGCAAGGAGCGAAAACGTCGTCGATGCGGGAAGACTGAAATTTGCCAGGTTGGCTTGCTGCACAACACTGCTTTGCACCCCTACCACCTCGCCGACACTATCCGCGCCGGTCAGCCTCCCCGTCGTTCCCTCCACGCTCGCCAAAACGCGCCCCTGCAAATCGGGGACATTGAACGTCGTCAAGCCATCCCCGGCTCCATAAGTCGTACCGATAGCGACGAACAGGTTGGCATAGGTCGTCCGACTCACCGCGGACCCGTCGCACGCTAAGAATCCCGGGTCGATACTCGTGGCCGCAGTCCAGGCATACTGCCCCGGTAAGATGAGGCTGCCCGAAGTTAGCGCCGACAGGCTTGCGATGTCGCTGTTCGCCCCGTTGTGCGCCGCGTATGTATTGACACAGCTTATAAGAGCGGCGAAGTTCGCGTTGACCTGTGTGCCGTCCGCCGTTACGCCGTTGATGAACGTAAAAGGCACGCTCGCGCAAATTGTCGCTGCCCCGACGACACTTGAATAAAACCAAAACAGGGCTGCTAAAAAAAGTCTCATCCTACTTCCTTCTGCATATAGCCCAGCACGCGCCGGCGAATGAAAATGTCGCCGATCTGGAAGCCGTTGCCGCAGACGAACGCCACGTTCACCGCCAGCCGGTTATACACGACCGGTGCGTTAAAGCTAATAGGCCTCGGGTAAACCCCCGATTGCGCGCCTCCCCACAATGCATCCCCCCACCTGAAACTTCCCCAAAGCGTAGCCACCGCTGCGAAAGCGTAGAAAACCGTGTTCAAGACCGACCCGTTCTCGTCGAGCGCCGAAACCTGGATACCTGTAACCGAAGCTACGGATGTAGTCTTCACCTGCATCTCCGCGATCTCAGACATGGCCATTTGCTCATTGTCCCGAACTACAGTTGTCTGAAACACCGCTAGCATGGGTGCGCCGTTCTCGGTCGAACTAGTCGTCGAGTCCGGTACTACTTTACTTAAAAACAATTGAGCAGGCACGCCGACCGGCGCCACGACGAACTCCGACCCGTAAACGCCAATCATGCCGGCCGGGAGCGTATGCGGACCTGACCACACCTTGCGAACAATATCATACCAATATTCTTGATAAGGCGTACCCGCAACGCGCGAGTTCTGCACACTAATGCGATAAACTTGTGCGTTGCAAGCGGCCGAGACACGCGAGTAAGCAACCGGCGTCAGGAAGGGTACCACGACCCCCGCACCGCCACTGCCGATAGGGTCGCTTACGGCCCCGTTGAAGTCGATGATGCGTATGCCGTCCGCGGCGAGGAAAGCCACGCCGACAGGGGTCGCCGCAATCGACCGCGGCGCCAGCGTGCCGACAGCGGAGTTGAGCGTGTTGATTGCGATACTACTCGCGGCGTAGTCGCCCGTGACCTGATAGATGTTACTGTTGCCTTTGAAGACAAGAAGCGCCTGGATGATGCCACCAAGTTGGTTATTAAGCGGCAGGCCGACACCCGCGGTAAGAGGCTTGTTGTCATAGAATGTCAAAGCTTGGCCGGCGTTCGAGCAATTTAGCGGGTTGAGAGAGTCGGACATAATGACCGAAGGCTGCCCGGTCGGCGGGTTGATACCGTAGAATGCACGGCCGTTGAACTGGCAAACCCATGCAGGGACAACCGTGAAGGATATATGGGTGCCGCTGGTAAGGTTGCCCGCAGCCCACACGGGCGCCGCGGGATTGGAAATGTTAAACCACCCGATGTAGTCCGTCACCCCGCTGAAGCCGGGGTGTGTGACAACGACATAGGTCCCGACAATGTCCATCGTCGGCGGCGTCCATTCTCCCGTCGTCCCTTGTGTCGCCGGCACGTTGCTCGACGTGACGCCGGTCAAGGCGACGAAAGCCGAGGCCGCGAGGTTATAGACGAAGGGCTGGTCGTAGCCGGCTGTCGCGCCGCTGGCGACCAGCCCGTAGACATACGAGCCCACGATCTTGAAGACCGAAATTACGCCCGGCGTCGTGAACCCGGCGAAGGCCGTCGCCAATAGCGAAGCCGGGCGGCAGGTCCATATGTTCTGTGTAGAAGGGTCCGGGATGAGATTTTGCAGAACGGCACAACCGCCGGGGTTCGTGTCGGTCTCATCGAGCGAGTCGCACAAGCCGGCGGGGGAGAAGCGAAGCGGCTGAGTTTTGGCGAGGGACACGTCTCACCACCCCACAAGCTTCGTGTTTTTCAGCCGGTCAAAGTTCTTACCGAACCTACGGCGATCCAACTCGACGGTCTTCACAACTTGCCGGTCGTCCTTCATCTTCAGGTAGGCGTCGAGGTCCGCGAGCGCCGCTTGCATGGTTGCGCCGTAGCGATCGTCGTTCGTCAGCTCCATAAGCGACGCGGTAAGCCGGAGCTTCAGGTAGGTCTGGTTCGGGAACCACGGGATCGCCGCGCTGGTCTCCGGCGTCGGGATGTCAGGCATTTGACGTTGGTAGCGCGCTGTCACCACGTAAGAGCCGCCGGCCGGAGGCCACACGTACATGAGTGGCGCATCGCCGTTTGCAATGGGGGAATTATCCACCGCATAATTTTCGGGGTAAGCGGCAAGACCCGCTTGCTGTACGCACGAGTCAAACTCGGCGAGAGTGAAGGGGATCATAACGTATTGAACCCCTTGGATGGAGTAATATACATCGTTGAGATTTGCGCGCAGCCAGTCGGCGGGTAAAACATAGGGGCCGGAATTCTGCCCGGCTATTGAGTTGAAGGTAAAATTGGCCACCCCGCGCGTGACGGCGAAGTCATAATCTTGGCACAAGTCGGCCAAGATCATGTTCAAAAACTGGCCCGCCTGCACCGTGAAGCCAGGGCATTTGGCGATCTGTGTCGCAAGGGTAATGATTTGCTGCGTTTGTAGCATTAGCCCCCCGCGACGATCTTCTCCAGTTCAGCAATCTCTTCCTCGAGATGCTCAATATCTTCGCGGCCCCGCTTCATGGCTATTTCTAAATTATCGAGATCGATCTTCTGCTTTTGCCGGTCAGCGACGATCTGCGCAGTAGGCTTATAGTCGGTCCTGCGACCGCTCGCTGTGTGCATCTCTCGCGCCGTCTGGTCCGTCATCTCGTAAGTGTGGCGGACTTCAACGATGCGCTCGGCGGCGCGCTTCTGCCCCTTCCTCAGCCGGGTGAGGTCAAGTTTTGCCTGCGGCAACCGGATGGCAGCCTTTTGCCGGCTGGACGCTCTGAACACCTTGTCGAGCGCCGCGTCAAGTTCGACCGGTGGGCAGTCAAAAGGGACGAAGCATTGGAAGACGACGTTGCGGTCCTCGCCAATTTGGTGCGAGACTGAAATGCCGATAGCAGGCATAGTGCCGGCGTTCACCTCGGATGTAGTCTTCTCGGGGGGTAGATCGACCATACGTGCCTCTGACCTGTCTGACATAAAACTCTCAAAACCTCGCGGGCGCACCCGTGGTGCCGGTTGCCGCACCTGTACGCGCGGATAAGTTATACCGCGCCCGATTACGCCTGTAAAAATTGGCATCCGGGTCGCCGTGAACCTCATCATCATGACGAAACGAAGCGGCCTCACAGTCTTTGATCACATCATAGACGGACTTCGGCACGTGATAAACTTCCCCGTGGAAGTAGGAACGGCCGTCGAGCAAAATACGGTCGGCGTAGAGCGCAAGATTGATGCGAACTTCCCGCATCTCTTCCACGAGACTTGGATACCGGGTTTTCTCGAGCCGGTCCATTTCCTGCTTGAGGAATTCTTCTTCAGCGTCGACTTTCAGTTTAGCCATAAGCCGGACTTCGGCCGTTTGCTTCAGAGCAGCGATTTCGGTGGCAGTCAAGACGGACAAGTCAATATCCCGAGTGCGCACATGCCCCGGGGGAATCTTCGGTTTCTCAAGTAGCTTGTTCTTGGCCATGGATCATGTATCCCAGGAAGTAGCGGCGGCGGCGATAGAGTAGTGAGAGATCAGGATCGGCCACCCGTACGCATCAACAGCGATGACGTCCCCCGGCTCAATCTTGAGCACCCCGCGACGGGGAATGTAGAGCTGCCCCTGCCCGAAGGCACCCGGCCATATACGCGGGGTGCCGGGCGGCACGACCGCGGCAAGTTTGTCATCCAAGATACTCGCCTGCAACGCGGCAGTATCCGCGGGGTTCATTCCGCTGCGCAGGAAAACCAGCCCGCTAAGGCTGGTCGTCAGCTTTGTTCCAACCGGGAGAAGCGCCATTGCTTACTCCCTACCCGAAGGTGCCGGAGAAGGCCGAAGTTGACTCGATCCTGCCGAAAAACAACTGGTTCAACAAAATTGTGCCGTACATAACCTTCCAGCCTACCACGCGCAACATGTTGAGCACGTCCGACTTGTCAGCATCTTTCAGAAACGTATATTTGATGTCGTCGAGCATTATTTGCCCGTAAGCGCCGCGCCCGAAAACAAGGGTCGGGTAGACGGTGACACCGGCTGCCGGTGCAGCCGGCGGTACTTGCGAGGCACCAATACCTGTCAGGATGACAGTTTGCCCGCCCGCGAGCTGCGTCGCCTGCCCTTGCAAGGGGCCGGTCGTAGGACCAGCCGCGGTCGTCGCCAAGTTGTCGGGCGAGGTTGTAGTGCCGATGTAGACATTGAAGGTGAAGCCTGTCGGGGTCGAGGGCAAGGTGATCGCGATTGAGCCGTTCGGGCCGGCGACGCTCGTTGCGGCCGAGACTTGCGTGATCCAACTTTCATACTGGTTTTGCGTGTCAGACGCGGTAACGATCGTATAATAGGTGGCGTTGGTCGCCAGTGCCCCGGCACTCCCCGCGACACCTTGAATCAGCGCGTTGCCGGTCCAGAACGGGACCATGTTTGACTCGCAGAACCGAATGCCGCCAAGCTCGCCAATTTCAGCATTGTATAGCTTGTTGATATCGCTGTAAGAAGAAGCCGTGACAAATGTCGAATTCTCCCTCACGTCTTGCACGACGAAGGGATGAACAATAGCGGTGTAGTGAGGAAGTCCTCGGGGGTCGGCCGAAGCCTTGGAGCCGCCGGACTCGGCCGCGATCTTTTCGTTTGTCTGTTCGTCGCCCATGTACCTCGGCGCGCCGAGATTGGATAACTGCGCGTAAAGGCGATTGATCTCGTGGAGGTTGAGCACATCCCCGGCAACGAGGTTAGCACGGGCGCCGCGGGAGTTGACGTAGTTGATCTGTGTCCCGCCCATGAGGTTATTATATGTGTTGCGGTCTAAAGTTTCCGCCACGGCAAGCGCGCAAAGCTCTTTGGCGATACTGAACATAGGGTGCTTGATCGTCATCTCCGCTATATCCGAGATGGTGATTTTGTCACCCCACTGAAGCACGGTCGCCGTGACCATCGTAACGGACATTTCCTGACCGGCCGGCGGGACACCTTCTGAAAGTGGCGCGTAAGGCAGCGGTACGCGGTTCCACCGAGCGGCTTGGTAAACGACGCCGCGTCCTTTGGGGAGAGTCAAGGGGTCGCCGAACTGGAACGCTACTAAGCGCCGTCTGGCGAGAGGGAGCGTTTTCTGTGCAATATAGGATTCGACATCGGCTTGAAATGCGCCCGAACTGTTAACCGGCATTGTAGTTTACTCCTAAGCCGGCACCCTACGCCGACATTCTAAATTTCGACTCCATCGAGCCTGCGCTCGAGATCGTCGAGCGAATTTCCCCGGCCCGCTCGACCACGCGGCGCCGCATGATCACTTCGCCCGTCGCCTGCCTGCGTCCGTTGGCTCGCCACCTTCTTCCGGCCGGCGGCCTGTTGCGTCTTGATGTTCTTGGCGTTGTCCAAAACCTTTTGGCCAAGAACAAACTTCAGCACCGTCTCTCGCGAAAAGTCCCGACCCGCGCGCCTCTCGACGGCCAACAGGTCTTCAACTTCCTTCCCATACCGTTTGAAGCGCGGGTCATAGGACCCTTTCGCCTCGTATGCCGCTCTGTCGGCCTTATCCGCGGCCTCAAAGCGGTACATATTGATCTGACGCTCTTGAGCCTTCTGGGCTTTTCCAAGCTTGTAATCCAACCGCTCTTCTGCGCCCATGAGCGACAGTCTCGCGGCCTCTTGATCAGGTGTCTCTTCTTGCATCCGCGCCTGGTGTTGCTGGCGCTCCGTGCGAAGTTCCTGAATTTCTCGTTCTAACCGATCGACTTTCTCAGCAGCGGATTTAGCGGTTTCGCGCGCTTTCAGAACTGCGGAAGTCGCGCGGCTCCGTCGAGGTGGCTCTTCGCCACTTTCGTCTTCGGCCGTTAACCCTTCATCGGTTTCGGTGTCTTCGTCTTCTTGCCCACCGGCTTCGCGCCCGCTTTCGTCGTCGAGCTGTCCGGCATCTTCGCCTTCATCGCCATCTTCGATTTGGATGTCATCCGGTTCTTCATCAGGGTCTCGCGGTCCAATTGTCACTGCATTTTCTCCGGTGGTTTACGGCCACTAGGCGGGCGCCGATTACGTCGGCGGGACGGGGGCCACTTACGGCGGCCAATCGACAGGTGTCTAATTTACCGTAGAATAAAGGTATAAGTCAAGCTACCCCGTGCTCCAGGTGATCAAGCCTATGCTCGAATGCTCTAAGTCGTTCGTCTTGCCGAGCAAACTCAACCAGAATGTCAGTTTGCTTGCGCATCTCCGATTCCACAAACGAAAGTCGCCGCGCTTGCGCCGACAAATCTGCCCTCGTCGATACAAATGCCCCGATCCCCCCGGCCAAAAACCCGAAGAGCGTAATCATTTGCCCGAGGTTTACGGATAAGTCGAAAGTCATTTGCATACCACTTTAAAGGTTCCTACGACCCAATCCCCATTGACCGGGTAGGCCCCGCGAACAGCCGGCAAATGGCACGCCCTCGCCTCGACTTTGATCTGCTTTGCTACCGCCGGATGCCCCGGAGTGGCGAAAACAAACCACGCGACGACCAACGCGGAACTCAAGGGCCGGTTCCCCCCGTCAACGAAGCCGTGCACGCCGCAAGCGATGCGGTGCCGCCCAGCGCATCGCAGAGGCCCGATGACGCGAGACATACGGTTTGGGAATCCTTGACTGCCGCCTGGCTGGTTGCAACCAAGGATGCGATCTGCGATTCGACGGCCGAGACACTGGCAACGGAGCAGGTGAAGCTGAGGGTAACCGATTTGATATTGGCCGCGGCTTGGGTTGCGGCCGGCGTCGAGAGAGCGGCCGAAACCGAGTTAATTCCCGACGTGACTTCGGCGCACGCCGCGAGGCCCGCACCTGTCAGAGCAAACATGGCGAGAATAAAAAGCGTGGAGGGTTTCATTTTGCTTAGCCTTTCCAATTGGTTGACGGCCACAAATCCGCGATGTTTGCATCGGGAGCCTGGCCGGTCAGGACCGCCCCGAACACCGGCCCGAGGAATTCGACCACTTCGTCAGCGAGTTCAAGATCATTTATAACCACCGCCTCCGGGGGAAGGAACAGACCGGCAATTTGTAGAATGATCATCACCGCGGATTCCCCGTTGCCAACACGCTGCTGGATCGGTTCCGACGACCACATATTTAGAAGACCATCCCAATTGAATGATTTTGCACCCGCCAGAATTTTTGTGATTGTCGGTGCATCAGTTTGGATAGCGGCGAGATCAGATGCAAAACTCATTTCGGCACGACCTCGTAATCATTCGAGGAAACAATGTTTTTTTCTGCCGTCGTGGCCGCAATTAGGGGCGTTGTGACGATTATGGCCCCGGTCGCGGCAACGGCCCGGGCCTGGGCTTTGTGACTTGCGGTCCATGTGCCGTACCACCCTAGCACAATCGCGGCCAGGGGCGCTACGCCAACAGTGATTTCCTGGACACCGTTAACAATATGGCCGAGCGATGTTTGAATTGTCGCAGCGTTATCTGTTGAAATGATGCCCCACCCCGCAGCGGCGGTTGCCGCGCCCGCTATGAAAGTTCCCACGTACCGGCTGATTGCAGCCACTTGCGCTGTTGTAATCACTAGCGTTTCCTTTCAGGTGCTTCCGCGGCGGCCTCAATGAAACGGAATTGGCGGGATCTGCATCAGCTCCCGCAGCAGCCACGCGAGCGTAGCGACCACGCCCGCGACAAATACGCCGGCAATCAAGATCCACTTCAACATCGTGGTGTACCGCTCATGTTGTGGATAATATAGTCAAGTTCCGTCATCCTCCCGACAGTGTCGAGAAACATACGCCGGCGCCGGCGCTTCGTCTCAACTCTAAGTCTAATTTCGGCACCGACCCCCCACACCAACGCGAACGGGAGGCCGGCCACACAAACGACGACGGCGAGTAATTCGAGGATAACCCGCGGGGCGCTGCGCATCAACTTTTCGCCCCCGGCGCTCGCAAGAAGAACTTGGTTGGCGTTTTACCACCTTTACCGCTGGCATACCGGAAATGAGGAACTGGCGCTTGGTTGTCGGCCACAACCATTTCGTCCTTACCCATAGCCTCGAGAACCAGGAATATGTGGTCTGTACCGTGGTTTATCACCCCCCCGCAGGTGCTTCCGACGTCGCCCTTTTCTTGCCTCCCGCAAGCGACCCGCATCCATCCTCGCCGCTCAAGAAGGACCCCGAGCGACAAGGCCAAGTAGGTGTCCGCCACATCGATGCCTGCGGCCTGGAGAAGGCACGAAAGCGTAATGGCACAGCCGTCCGTAGGATATCGCTCCCCGTCAAACCTTAAGAGCTTCTGCGCCGCTGCATGCTGGGCGGCAAGAAGCTCCTCAGGATTCGCCGCCGAAGCGACCAGGCCTTCGACGAATTGCTTATCGGCCATTCTGCCTTCTCCTATAGCTTGAGCATTATATCCATGAGCTGAATGCCCGGCCACGCGGACGCCGCTTCCGAGTATATCGCCCCGCAGAAGCTAAGAAATTCGTCTTTGTCAGTGATTGTCACCCCCTCGGCCCCGAGCCAAGTGGCCTCGGTCACGGTGAGTTTCCCCGGGGTTCCTGAAACTGTCACATTTGACCCTGCTACTTTAACGAGCGTGCTCATCTCGGCATTCCTGTGTGGAGTTGGTCTTGGTGCATCGCACCGGGGGGTTGTTGCGCGTTCCTTACTTGCCCCGGCTGCGCACCGGGCTTAGGTTGTCCACCCCCCGGCCCCGGCCGGGGCTGGGGCTGCATAGCCTGTTGGTGCTCCATCTGCTGCTGTTGCTGCATTTGCATGTGGGCGGCAAGATGAACCTTTATAACCCCATGCGGGTCTCCCGTCATCTGCATTGCCTGCATGTGCGCCTGCATGTGTTTTTGAATGTCGTCCATCGCGTGCACCGGCACAAGCATACCTTGTCCGAGCAGCTGGTTCTCAGTCTGCGGATCGACACTCTGCTCCATCCGCATATCCCTAAACGTCAACGGCGCCAGACGCGGGCCGAACATGTTCTCGATCATCTGGGCGAGCACCGGGCCAAGGTCAAGCACGTAACCTTTATACATCTGCGGCGGGACACCGCGAAGCACGTTGATCCCGGCAATCTGTTGTTGCATGTGCTGCGCGTTGCGCGCGGCCTCCACCCCGTACCAGCGGAATTGGTAGGCCCGCCCCATGCTGACCGGCTCAATTTCCTGCATATTGGCGCGTAACCCCGTTTCACCATACTCGCGCACGAGCAAAGGCTTATCCCGATATTGGTGGTCAAGCTCCAGCATAAACCCGAGCATCGGCGAAAGGATTTCTTCCTCGATCACCGTCACGGCGTCCGCGGTCGTCAAAATATCAACTTGCTGCTCGTTGGCAATCTCCGCTTGCGAAGGCTTCTTTTTTGCTCCCTGGGCATTAGTAATCTGCGCGGGGTTAACCGAGAGCGTTTGAAAAATCATCGCCTGCGCGGTGGCGACGATCTCGAGCGCGTCCTTCCACAACGCGGGAAATTGCGCGAACTTCGTATCGCCGGGGCTTGTCTCCCATATGGCGGCGAGTGTCATTATCATACTGCCGACATTCGGGTTCTTCTCGGGGTCAGTAAGCACAATGGGCATCAGCGCATACGCCGCGCTGTCCATACCCTCGTTCGCCGCGTCGTTCGCCTGGTACTGGAGATCAGCTACGCCGAGCCGGATCTTGCTTTGACCTTTGAACGCGCCCTCAACTTTTTCGACCGGCGCGGAGATAATATCAATTCGATCTGACCAATACGGATTGCGTTTACACCCGAGTATTTTGTCTTGCCCTCCGAAATATACTAAACAAAGTCGTCGTTCGCCATCGAGCGTAAGCATTGTCCAAGTTCGGTACACAAGAGCATACTTACCGCGCCCGTCTCCTTTAATTCCTGCGGCATCCACCATCTCCTTCGGTTTGTCGATCGGTTTTGAGCGCCCCTCTTTACGCATCTCGTCAACCATCGCCTCGCCGGCTTTTTTCTCAATATGCTTTTCTTTGATCATCTTTTTGAGCTTGGCAGTGGTCCATCGGCAAAGGGTTGTGACCGAACCCCCCTCATGCAGAGCTTCCTCAAGACTATTTGACGTAGCCGGCAACACGAGAAGATCGCTATCGGCGATGACCAATACCCCCGGCCCCGAGTCCTTGATTACCTCTTCTTCGATATCCTCAATCTCGTCCTCTTCCTCCCCGGTACTAAGAGCAAGCCCCTCAATCTCCGGCGCCCGCTTAACCCGGTGAACCACATGGCGCGTGCGTGACTGCCATGTAACCTGCACCGTGTACTGCCCTTCGATATCACCATTCTTCATCAACGCGGGAGCGACCTGCGTGCGCAGCTTTGCGCGCCGGACATAGTGCTCAAGCAGCGCCATCTCGGCCTGGGGAAGGTCTCCGTTCTCTGTTGTCACTTCAACATAGCGACCCGACTGCGGGAACATCTGGTTGACGAACCGCGTCTTGCGCGCGTTTACCGCGTTCAAGATTATGGGAATGAAAATTTTTGAGTTGCCCTGATAGAACTGCTTGTCACCAAGCACACAATTATAACAATCCCAATAGTCTAAATTGCCGTCGGAACGATCGGCCTGCTCGTCGAAGCCCTTCTCAATATCCTTATAGAGGTCGAGCAGAGCATCACGGATATCTTCCTTGCCCGACAACTCTTCGTCGCGGTCAAGGTTTGTATTTTTGTCCCGCTCCCCGGCGCCGGGATCGAAACGAATTTTCTTGGCTGCCTTTGCACTCATTTCTTGCCAGATCCAACAGGCGCTTTTGCCGCATCGAGATCTTTCATCAGCTTTTCTACTTTGCGGTCTGGAGTGTCGCCCCGGCGGCGGTCTGCGCGGTCTGGAGTGTCGCCCCGGCGGCGGTCTGCGCGGTCTGGAGTGTCGCCCCGGCGGCGGTCTGCGCGGTCTGGAGTGTCGCGTTTTCAGCCTGGAGTGTCGCAATCTGCGCCGTCAACGCCGTATTGATTCCGGCAATAAGGGTCGGCAGTGCAAGGCCCCCTGCCCCCGCCTGCTCCGGCGTCATCGCCTGGCTATAGGACAGCATAGGATCACCGAAAACATCGGTTCCGGGAACCGCCACGATTACGTGATAATCCGGCGCTTGCGTACTACCTGGAGGCTGGCCGCGATAGAGAAATTCGTAGACATAGGCATTGGACGGAAAGGTCATGATGGAGTTTCCAAAGTTGGATATTACGCGATTGCAGTGACGTTGGTGCCGGCGATTTTCCAGGCCGTGCCGTTGTCGGTGACAAGGCCGCCGGTGCCGGCGCCGGTGCCTTCTTGCAGGCCGACGCCGTTGAACATCCGGCAATTGCTGGCGAAGACCATGCGGCCTGCGGTTCCGGCCGCCGGCAGCGTCGTGACGGTGTAGGAAGGAAGATAGTACGACCGGTCGGACCCGATCGCCGTCGCTCCGCCGATAGCGATGGCGCCGTTCAACACCGTCTTCGTGACGGAGGAATTTCCAATCACAACCTCGTTGCTGGCGGTGACTTGTGCGCCGTTACCGATGGCTGTGGAGTTGGTTACGCCGTCAATGCTGGAATTTGCACCATAACCAAGGAATGTACTGTAGGACATGGTTTGGAGAGAAACGGAATTGTTGTAGCCGGCATACATTCCATTGGCGGTGTTGTTACCGCCTGTCGTGTTGGAAAAGAGCGCCCACAATCCATTGGCGACGTTGTTACCGCCTGTCGTGTTGGAATAGAGCGCCTGATATCCATTGGCGGTGTTGTTACTGCCTGTCGTGTTGGAAAAGAGCGCCCACAATCCATTGGCGGCGTTGTTGCCGCCTGTCGTGTTGAAATAGAGCGCCTGATATCCATTGGCGGTGTTGCTACCGCCTGTCGTGTTGGAAAAGAGCGCCTGAAATCCACTGGCGACGTTGTTACTGCCAGTTGTGTTGGAAACGAGCGCCTGAATTCCATTGGCGACGTTGGCACCGCCTGTCGTGTTGGAAAAGAGCGCAACCACTCCATTGGCGGTGTTGGCACCGCCTGTCGTGTTGGAATAGAGCGCCTGATATCCATTGGCGGTGTTGTTACTGCCTGTCGTGTTGGAATAGAGCGCCTGATATCCATTGGCGGTGTTGGATACTATGCTCCCCCCGCCTAATCCGACGGTAAGGCTATGAATGGTGGCATCGCCGGTGATAGCGATGCCGCCGGATATGATCGGCGCTGTCAGGGTCGTGAAGTTACCAGCCGCCGGCGTCGTACCACCGATCACTGTACTATTGATCGTGCCGCCGGAGATCACTGTACTATTGATCGTGCCGCCGGAGATCGCTGTACTATTGATCGTGCCGCCGGAGATCACCAGCTTGGTCCCGACAACTGCAAGCTGCGCGTTTATCGCGTTTACGAGCTGGTTGAGGGCATTGACGAGATCCTCGGCAGGGGCCTGCGAAAAAAGTGCAATTGGAATGCTCATCAAAGCCCCGTGTTGGTGCGCGTTTTCACCCTCGCGCGGAAATATAGCGACGCCCGTCCGGCGCCGTCTGCCAATTTATATTATTTTCATTTTGAACGCCAGCCCCCCGCAACATAGCGGCGAACGCTTCGACTCCGGTCATAAGGACAGCGTAGGAATTCTCCTCGGGCTCCGAAGCGTCCACGAGCCGGGAGAACCCCCCCGCCAATGCGCGCAGCGTCCATGTTGCCCGGTTTGAGACCCTTACGGTGGCCATCCCGTGCACCCGGGCGCGAAGCATCCTACGCAATTCCTCCCGGCCTTGCAAGGGGGCGCCGCCGCGCGACAGGTCTACGGGGATGCGCTTGGCCGCCGGCCGCAGCCCTATCAGATCATAGAGACCCCAATGACTTTGCGGTGCAACACAGCGGAGTGTTTCACGTGAAACACGCGGGTCAGGGAGCTTACCATCCCCGACCCGCCGGAAGGGGGTCTCGACAGAGGCCTCTTGTATAATGTCGGCAAGCTCGGCGCCGGGGTCGCCTTCATGCAGCCAGTCGGCGAGAATCAAGAGCTGGCCATAGGAGAGCTGGCAAAGGACAGCCGTCGTCACTTTGCCGTCTGAGTTGACCGCCAGCCATAGAGGAGCCTTGGCGGGCCGCAGATCCTCGGCCATGTGCTCGACATTAAACTCTTCGTAGACCGGCACCCCGAGCTTCATCTTCAGAGCATAGGCTAAAGCGTTCGGTGCGTCTATATCCCCCGAAGGGAAGCCGAGCAGTTGCGCCCGCAACTCCGGTAGATCGCGCGCAAACTCAACCTCCCCGGCTCGGAAGTAGGGTTGAAGCCCGCGGATGAAGTCAAGCTTACCTCGTGGCGCATGTAGTGCTCGCATAGGCAGGACTTGCCCGCGTGCCTTCTGCTGCGCGCGGATAGGCTGCATGAGCCACTCGTTAAGGCCGGTTTCCTCAACGCCGATGGCAACAGGGTGATATTCCTCTTCGACCGCAAATATATCGTCAATAATCTCGCCGGGCATCAGCTTCTTGGCAAAAGCATCCCATATAACGAGCTTGCGGCCTACCCACGACCATACAACCTTGCCGGTCGTCGCGCTCTTTTTATTGGTCGTGCGGGCCGGGTCATACATCGCGTAGACCGCATGCCACGACCTAAGCTGAGGAACAACGCGTATCATCTCAGGGGTGAACACCTGCGTCGCCGGGTTGGTTGCCTGACAAAGATATTCCTGCACATAAATATCCGGCTTACCGAGATCATTTAGTTCTTCTCGTTTCTTCTCTACCCACTCGACCGAGTAACGCGAAGCCCATGTCGAGACAATACGCCCTGTACTATCTTTATGTATGACCGGATAGGTTTTCGAATACCACGACGCCGCTTTTGCAAGCGTGGGGGCGAGCGCCTCGGGGTGCAAGGGGGTCGCCCCCATGCGCTTGCGACCCCCCGGATCCATCGCCGGGACCACGGTAGACCCGTACCAAGTGCGGGTCTTGTCGCGCGCCTCGGGGGTCGCTACCGACACGTCATCCTCGAGGTCGTCCATAAACAACCAATCAGGCCGGTGCTCGAGATGCTTAACCCCGCGGAGGGACTGCCCCCGGCCGTAAGCTTGCAACATGACGCCGTTGGACAACGTGACCTTGGCTTCAGTCCATATAGCTCCGGGGCCGATCTCAAAGAGCAATTGCAGGACCTCATTAGTCTCTATCTCATGCTTGATGGCGCGCAGGCGCTCGACAGCGCGCTGCTCACTCTCCCCCAGGATCAGAGCATTGTGGATGTGCTGGAAGCAGGCTTCGAGGGCGGTAGCCTCTTCCCCGATGGTTGACTTGGCACTGTCGCGGAAGGCCAGCGTGAGCACGTTGGGCCGGGTGCTGTGCCAGTCTTTAATAATCTCATGGTGAAAGGGGGGAGTCGGATGGGAGTGCCGGTGACCGAAGCACACCGCATGGGCGAGCACGTGGTCCTGGCCGATGGCCAAGAGAATCTCCGCGCGATCTGCTTTAGAAAATGACGGGGCCACCATGACCTGGGAACCCCGTCAGTCCGAGAGGGAGGTGCAATACAGAGGATCGTACCTCCGGGAGGGGGGGAGGTGCAATACAAAGGATCGCAATCGGAATATGGAGTAAGCGGGCGAGGGTGTCAAGCGCCGGTTTTCAAAAAGTGCGCGCGGATTTTGTGCCTCCCCGAAATCAATTTTTATATCGCGCGTGACCCCCCTGAAAACCCGAGTTCGGCCTACCCCCCTGAAAACCCGAGTTCGGCCTACCCCCCGGCCTACCCCCCGGCCTACCCCCCGGCCTACCCCCCGGCCTACCCCCCGGCCTACCCCCCGGCCTACCCCCCGGCCAGTAATTTTACGGTACTCTGGTACCACACTCATTTTGTCGTGAGGTATTCTGGTACCACACTCATTTTGTCGCGAGGTACTCTGGTACCACACTCATTTTGTCCCACAGTGTCGCGACAGATAGTATGATTTACTTTATGACTGATCCACTGTCTTTTTGCCTAGGACTTTCTTGCAGGGAGGGGGGGAGATACGTCATATGTCATTCTAAAAGTCATTTTTTAACTTATTGATTTTATTATATTATTTTACTTAAATGACTTAAATGATATAAATGACTATATATAAATCACTATAGTGGAATATGAACAATGTACATGGTATACCATGTACATTGTTCATATTCCATGGTAGCGATTTGAAATCCATGTGTCATCCGCCATTTGCGTCATTTCTCTGCAATATCAAAGGCTTACGCGATGGCAGGCCCGCGGCGAGTGTCATTTTAAGTCATTTCAGGGGTTTTTGGCCAGTTTTATAACTTATTGTCGCGGCAATCTGGCGCACCCGGCATCCCCGCTTGACATTTTATTAGGCCGTCTCTATTATAGTGATCATGCCGCGTGCATAGGAGCTGGACATGACCCGGAGCAAACTTTACGGCGCGGTCAAACTCGGGCGCACCGCCATAGGCGTACAAGCGCGAGCATGGGCTACGCTATACATAAAGGAGGGGGTATAATGTGCAAAATTATCACGCTGGCGCAGCTAAAAGCCGCAGGCGCGTGCGCCGATGCGCTGCAGTGCTTCGCCGCCGCGTTCGGGGAGAGCACACCGGTGACGCCGTCCCTCGCCGGTAAATACGCGACTCAGTTTAGTTGGGACTGGGCCGCGGGTAATCTTCTCTCAAGGCCCGCACGGGCCGAGTACTATAGGGCCTGCGCGCGCGCACGGGCCGAGTATGATCGAGACCACGAGTACGCCCGGGTCGAGTACGCCCGGGCCGAGTATGATCGGGCCGTCGCCCCCGCCCCCGCGCAAACCAAGCGCAATAAAGTCATCGCGCGAGCATGGGCTACGTACACTGAGGCCGCCGTGCGCGCGCAGACCGAGTACGCTAGGGCCTGCGCGCGAGCATGGGCTACACTATACACAAGGGGGGGATATAATGCGTAATATTATCACGCTGTCGCAGCTAAAAGTCGCAGGCGCGTGCGCCGATGCGCTGCGGCGCTTCGCCACCGCGTTCGGGGAGAGCACACCGGTGACCCTGGCTCTCGCCTGCAAGCACGCGGATCAGTTTGATTGGGACTGGGCCGCGTTATATCTTCTCCCGGCGCCCGCCCGAGCCGAGTATGGTCAAGACCGCGAGCGCGCACAGGGCGAGTATGATCGAGACCACGAGTACGCCCGGGTCGAGTACGCCCGGGCCGAGTATGATCGGGCCGTCGCCCCCGCACTCTCCTTGGCTACGTACACTGAGGCCTGCGCGCGAGCGCAGACCGAGTACGCTAGGGCCTGCGCGCGAGCATGGGCTACGCTATACACAAGGGGGGGATATAATGTGTAATATTATCACGTTGGCGCAGCTAAAAGCCACGGCCACGGGCGACGTGGATCAGTTTGATTGGGACTGGGCCGCGTCATATCTCCTCTCGGCGGCCGCGCGGGCCGAGGGCGATAGACTCCGGGCCGAGGGCGACAGGCTCATGGCCGATGGCAATAGACTATGGACCGAGGCCCTCAGGCTCATAGACGAGGGCGACAGGCTCGTGGCCGGTGGCAATAGGCTCCGGGCCGATGGCAATAGACTATGGACCGAGGCCCGCGCGGCCGCCGAGAGGAGATATGACGAGGGCGACAGGCTCGTGGCCGATGGCAATAGGCTCCGGGCCGATGGCAATAGGCTCCGGACCGAGGCCCTCAGGCTCATAGACGAGGGCGACAGGCTCATGGCCGGGAAGGAGGCTTAACCTGATGACATACCGCGCAATTTACGACGACGCCACCACGCGCGCGCGGGCCGAGTGCGACCAGGCTGTCAAGCGCGCGCAGGTCGAGTTCGACCAGGCTGTCGAGCGCGCGCGGGCCGAGTATGTCATGGCCGCTACGCCCGCGTGGACCGCGTACGATCGGGCCGTTGCCCCCCCTAAGGCCACCACATTCGCGCGGGCGCGCGCCGAGTGTAGGGAGGCCACCGCACTCCCCTGGGCTACGTACACTGAGGCCGTCGCGCGCGCGCGGGCCGAGTATGCGACGGTCTTCCTGTTTGCGCGGGGCAAGCGTAGGAAGGCCATCACACTCGCGCGCTTGGCCTACGCCCGTGCGCGCGCAGACCGAGCGCGATAAAACCAGCGCGCGAGCGTGGGCTCATCTATACATAAAGGCGGGGATATAATGTGCAAAATTATCACGCTGTCGCAGCTAAAAGCCGCAGGCGCGTGCGCCAATGCGCTGCAGCGCTTCGCCGCCGCGTTCGGGGAAAGCGTGCAAGTGACGCCGGCCCTCGCCGGTAAATACGCGGATCAGTTTGATTGGAAATGGGCCGCAGATAATCTTCTCTCAATACCCGCGTGGACCGAGTATGAGGCGGCCCGTGTGGCCGCTTGGGCCAAGTATGAGACGGCCCGTGTCAAGTATGAGACGGCCGTGCTAGTCGTATTAAATAGCCCCCCGAGTGCGCGGGACGGCGTCGTGCAATGCCCGCACGGGCCGTCTCATATGAGCCGACGCGCCATCAACGCTGCGCAAACCAAGCGCAATAAAGCCATCGCGCGGGCGTGGGCTACATTATACATAAAGGAGGGGATATAATGTGCAAAATTATCACGCTGGCGCAGCTAAAAGCCGCAGGCGCGTGCGCCGATGCGCTGCAGCGCTTCGCCGCCGCGTTCGGGGAGAGCACACCGGTGACGCCGTCCCTCGCCTGCAAGCACGCGGATCAGTTTGATTGGGACTGGGCCGCAGATAATCTTCTCTCGGCGGCCGCGCAGGTCGAGTATGACCAGGCTGTCAAGCGCGCGCAGGTCGAGTATGAGACGGCCGCCGCGCCCGCGCGGGTCAAGTATGCCGCCGCCGCCGCGCCCGCGCTAGCCTTGTTAAATAGCCCCCCGAGTGAGCAGGACGGCGTCGCCCGCGCGCACTTATGGGCTAAATATGATCGGGACCGCGAGCGCGCGCAGGTCGAGTACGATCGGGCCGCCGCCGCCGCGCTAGCCGAGTACGATAGGACCTGCGCGCGGGCGTGGGCTCATCTATACATAAAGGAGGGGATATAATGTGCAAAATTATCACGCTGGCGCAGCTAAAAGCCGCAGGCGCGTGCGCCAATGCGCTGCAGCGCTTCGCCGCAGCGTTCGGGGAAAGCGTGCAAGTGACGCCGTCCCTCGCCGGTAAATACGCGGATCAGTTTAGCTGGGACTGGGCCGCAGATAATCTTCTCCCGGCGCCCGCGCGGACCGAGTATAAAATAGTCGAAGCGCGCACTTGGGCCGAGTATGAGATAGTCGTCGCGCGCGCTTGGGCCGAGTGCGCTCAGGCCGTCGCCCCCGCACAGGCCAAGTACGCCGCCGCCGCCGCGCCCGCGCTAGCCTTGTTAAATAGCCCCCCGAGTGAGCAGGACGGCGTCGCCCGCGCGCACTTATGGGCTAAATATGATCGGGACCGTGAGCGCGCGCTAGCCGAGTATGATCGGGCCGTCGCCCCCGCGCGAACCAAGCGCAATAAAGCCGTCGCCCCCGCGCGAACCAAGCGCAATAAAGCCGTCGCGCGAGCGTGGGCTACGCTATACACAAAGGAGGGGGTATAATGACCAAAATTCTCACGCTGTCGCAGCTGAAAGCCGCAGGCGCGTGCGCCGGTGCGCTGCGGCGCTTCACCGCCGCGTTCGGGGAGAGCACACCGGTGACACCGGCCCTCGCCTGCAAGCACGCGGATCAATTTAGCTGGAACTGGGCCGCGGATAATCTTCTCTCGGCGCCCGCTCAGGCCGCGTACGATCGAGCTACCGAGCGCGCTTGGGCCGCGTACGATCGGGCCGCCGCGCCCGCCCGGGCCAAGTACGCTGTCGCCGCCGCGCGCGCTTGGGCCGCGTACGATCGGGCCGCCGCGCCCGCGCGGGTCAAGTACGCCGCCGCCGCGCCCGCGCTAGCCTTATTAAATAGCCCCCCGAGTGAGCGGGACGGCGTCGCCCGCGCGCGCCTATGGGCCAAGTATGATCAAGACCGCGAGCGCGCGCAGGTCGAGTATGATCGAGACCGCGAGTACGCCCGGGCCGAGTATGATCGGGCCGTCGCCCCCGCGCGAACCAAGCGCAATAAAGCCGTCGCGCGAGCGTGGGCTACGCTATACACAAAGGAGGGGGTATAA